ATAATGCTATATATAAACTATTAACAAGGAAGAACAGATGGCTATTAAAATTGACGGAGCAAAGAAAAAAGCTAAGACAGCAACACGTGATCCAATTTTTGCAGATGAGAAAGCTGTTGGTAGTGAGCCAGTTTGGGATACCGAACGTGCGTTAAAGTTTACAGATGAAGAGTTTGATCACGAGATGCGCAAGAGCTTGCGCTATTACAACTATTTCTATTCTAGCAAAGAGCTTAAAAAGTATTTGGTCGAGTGGTTAAAACAGACAGCAGGCGTTGCTCATAAACTAGATGCTGTAACTATTACACGTTTTGCTAAAAGCACAGACGGTTACACTCCGTTAACTGCGCCTGCGCTGATTAAAGCACACAGTAAGGGTATGCCATTGCGTGAACGTGAAATCAAGTACATTATTGGTGCCGTAACTAAAGCATTAGCATTGGATGATAACGATGTTAAGGTACTTGAAGAAATAACAGATAAAACCAAACCAGCAGTTAAGGTGCCTACTATTCAGGACCGTATGAATGAGATTATGAAAACTCATATCTTGCACTTCGAAGAACTTGAAGATAGTTTGTACGAAGGTAAGACTGTAGAACCTAAAGCATACGAATACCTAAGTGGTAAAGGCGTACCACAGGCAATGCTAGGTAAAATACAGGCTGTGTTTGAACGTCGTTATGCTGAAATTACAGAAGCTAAGTCAACAAGCGACGAAGACTTAAAAGAAGCATACAGCTATATGAAAGCGGCAGACTGGAAACGTTATGATGCTTTCTATACTCGATTGTTTGACGGCATTGCACAGTATGGACAGGTTAAGAAAGCAACTAAGAAAGCGGCAGTGCGTAAGCCTCCGCAAAAAGAAAAACTTATTGCTAAACTCAAGTATGCTAAAAACGATACTACTAATAAACTAGTATCAATCAACCCAGTTGACATCATAGGCGCCACCGAGCTTTGGGTCTACAATATTAAGACACGTAAACTAGGCAAATACATAGCAGAAGATATGGGTGGTGCACTTGGTGTTAAAGGTACTGCTATAACAGGTTTTAACGAGTCTACAAGCGTACAAAAAACTTTACGTAAGCCAGAGGTGCAGCTAAAAGAATTCTTAGCCGCGGGCAAGATTGAATTGCGTAAGTTCTTAGACAATATCAAAGCAACTGATATTAAACTAAATGGACGTATCAACCTTGATACTATTTTACTCAAAGTAGCATAAACATTAAAAGTCATCCTGTTAGTGCTAAATATACGAAACAGGATGATTTCACATGGCAACAGCAACAGGTAATTTAACCGCAAATCTCAGTCTAACTACAGACAGTTTATACAATCCAGTTACCGGTACAGGTGCTGGGCATATTGCTTATGATGCAACTCCGCTGATACCAGAGAATCAACAACGCAACGATATCATTGATTACATTCGTCTACGATTAGGTGATCAAATTGTTGATGTCGAAGCAGATAAAGAACATTACGACATGGGTATTAAGCAGGCCTTTATACGTTATCGTCAACGCAGTTCAAACGCAGTAGAAGAAAGCTATGCGTTCTTAGATTTACAACCAGAAACACAAGAATACATATTACCACGTGAGATTATGGACGTTAGACAAATATTTCGTCGTGGTATCGGTAGTGTAACAGGTACTACAGCTAGTCAATTTGAACCATTTGCAAGTGGATATTTAAACACTTATATGTTAGTGGCAGGACGAGTAGGTGGACTTGCTAACTACGAATTGTTTACACAATACCAAGAGCTAGCAATGACTATGTTTGGTGGCTACATGAACTTTACGTTCAATAAAGCAACTAAAAAATTAACAGTATTGCGCAAACAACCTTGGCAAGGACCAAACTCTACTGCGGTAGAAAGTGTTGCGTTATGGGTATACAATGTTAAACCTGATAATATGTTGTTAAACGATCCGCAGGTATATCCGTGGATACAAGACTATGCTTATGCATTGGTGATGATGAGTATAGGTCAAGCACGTGAGAAATTTGCTACTATTGCTGGTCCACAAGGCGGTGGCAGTTTAAATGGTGCAGCACTTAAAGCAGAAGGACAGGCATTGCTAGATAAACTTGATGCTGAAATATCAACTTATGCCGACGGCGGCACCCCTTTAACTTGGATAACTGGTTAAATCAATAATTGACACCTGGCAATAAAAAAAGTATAATATACTATATACAGAAAGGAATAGTATGATTATATCAGTGACAGGCTTCATCGGTTCAGGCAAAGACACAATCGCAGATTACCTAGTAGCAGAGCACGGCTTTAAACGTGAGAGCTTTGCTGGCACACTCAAAGATGCAGTTGCAACAGTATTTGGTTGGGACCGTGAACTATTAGAAGGACGCAGTGCAGAAGGCAGAGCCTGGCGCGAACGAGTAGATCCATGGTGGGCCAAACGCTTAAAAATGCCAAAACTAACTCCACGTTGGGTACTGCAAAACTGGGGCACGGAAGTATGTCGTCAAGGTTTCCATACTGATATATGGATAGCAAGTCTAGAAAATAAACTACGTAAAACAAACGAAGACATTGTGATTTCAGATTGCCGCTTTCCAAACGAAATTAAAATGATTAAGAACTTAGGTGGTAAAACAGTGCGTGTTAAACGCGGCACTGAACCTGAGTGGTATAATTCTGCTAAAACTGTAAATGCCGGTATGAAAAAGATTGGCTGGGCACTAGGTAAGAGTGAACTAGACAAATTAGGTATACACCCGAGCGAGTATGCTTGGATTGGTACTAAGTTTGATGTTACTGTGACTAACGATGGCAGTATTGAAGAACTATATTCTAATACTGAAGATTTAATTATATCAGAAATCCGGAGTCAAATCACCTTGGGTCCAACCTAAGCCTTCTTTAACAATAATAATTTGACAATTTGCACAGATAGTTCTTAAATTAAGTAGCGCATTATTTTTTAAGTTGCCGTCGACGTAGTATACGCTAAGTTGTTGTTTATACTTTGCTTCGAAGCCACATTTTTCACAGTGTGGCTTCTTCTTATAACCAGCAAGCATCCAAGTTGGTTTCTGTGGTAATAGCTTTCTGTTCTTTCTGATACATCCACTGCAACGAGTTCGAAAATGAGTTACTCCGCCACGCTTATAGTTAATTGCTGCGGGGTTTCTAGTACAACTCTGACATAAAGGGCGGAAATCCATACAGTATTTATAGCAAACCTTTGCCAAAGGCTCCTTAATAGACTGGATTTTGATAATACTGATAAATATTTTAAAGTATTATAATATAAGGATACTAAAAATGGCATCATTAATTTCCCCAGGCGTATCGGTTACCGTTATAGACGAAAGCCAATACCAACCAACCGCAACTGGTACAGTTGCTTACGTATTATTGGCTACAGACCAAGACAAACTAAATCCACAAGGCACAACTGCAACTTATACAACTAAAGCAAACGCTGGCAAACTAATTAAAATTACAAGTCAACGTGAATTAGTTACTGGGTTTGGTAGTATTAATTTCCAAGTTGACTCAAGTGACAACCCAATTCATGCACATGAATTAAATGAATACGGTTTACTTGCAGCATACAGCGCATTAGGAGTGTCCAATCAAGTATATATCCAACGTGCTGATGTTAACTTATCTGAGTTAGCTGGTACAAGTATTCGTCCAACGGGCACTGCCGCAGACGGTACATACTGGTTAGATGTAAGTACAGGTGGTACCAATTGGGGTATCACAGAATGGACTGAACTTGGATTTGTACTACAAACTCCAACAGTAATTACCAATTCTGCACAATTAACTAGCGGAGTACCATTAGCATCAGTTGGTGCAATCGGTTCATATGCTGTTAATGCAACGAGTACATCAAATCCAATTTACTACAAACGTTGGGATAACACTTGGGCATTAGTTGGTTCAAATGAATGGCAACTTGCAGTACCGACATTAGTTGGTACTCCGACTACACAAACACTTACAATTGGCCGCAAATTGCGTATCAATAATGTTAATGTTACATTGACTGGCACCACAATTGCCAGCGCAGCAGCAGATATTAATGCTGAATTGAGCGGAAAAAATGTTACTGCAACAGTTAACGTTGCAGGACAACTTGAATTGCGTATTAACAGTTTAGCCGCAGCATCTGGCAACTTATCAATACCAACCGGTACATTACGAGTTGAAAAAGGTGGCACTTTAGACATTGGTGGAACAGATACAGCGGTTCAACTCGGGTTGCTTACATCTACTGATGCTAACTTAGTTACATTTAACGGCCCAACAGTAGCATTTGACACATATCGAAATACACCGGCCTGGAGAACAAGTGATCAAACTCCTCGTCCTTTTGGTTCTGTATGGCTTAAAACATCAGCTACAGGTAACGGAGCAAATTGGGGCATTAAACAATACAGCTCACTTTTAGATTCATGGATAGTACAAGCAGCACCGTTATATAGTAGCGATACTGCAGCAATACAAGGATTAGATTTAGTGGGCGGCGGCAGCCAACTAGGCGTAGGCACAGTGTATGTAAAATACGACAACACTCCTACTACAGCTGAATTAGCAACTGCAAAATTGTATGTTAAAAATGTATCTGGTCTAGTGAACATAACAGGTACAACTCCATTAACTCCGATTGTGTTTGATGCCAATGATGCATTTACTATGGAAGTAAGTGTTCCTGGATCAACTGTTACACAAACTGCAACTATTAATTTAAGCGGTACAACTGCGGCAAGTCTAGTTGGTGATATTTTAGCTGCAAACTTACCAAACATTGTTGCGTCAGTAACAACAGCTGGTGCAATTAGTATTAGTCATCTTGCTGGTGGTACAATCTTGTTTACACAAACATCAGGTACTCCGTTAGCTGATGCAGGTTTAATTAACGATAGCAATATGCAAGTAATAACAGCAGGTACAGTTTACTTAGCAAGCCCATTTACTCCGCTAACATATACATACTCAACTACTGCACCTTTCAGCAATCCAGCTGATGGTACATTGTGGTATTATAATTCAGCTGTCGAAGTTGATATTTTGATTCATGACGGTAGTGCTTGGAAAGGATACAAAAATGTAGTTAATGATGCACGTGGATTTGATTTAAGTGCAACTGATCCATTAGGTCCAATATTAGCAGCAGCAAAACCGACTACACAAGTAGGTGGCGGCCAATTAGTACCAGGCGATTTGTGGATCGATACCGGTGATTTAGAAAATTACCCAGTGATCTATCGTTACACTGGTGCAGTGTGGGAATTATTAGATAATACCGATCAAGTTAGTGCTGATGGTGTATTGTTTGCTGATGCACGTTGGGGTACTAATGATAGTACAGATCCAATTGTTGATGCTATCCCAAGTATT